TATAATGCTAATAAAAAAATAGCTGTAGAAGTCCAAGGCGCTCAACATACAAAGTTTGTAAAATTCTTCCACAAGAACCGTTTCAAGTATGCGGAGCAATTAAAAAGGGATATGCAAAAGTTCGATTTCTGCAAAGTCAACGAAATCAAACTGGCTGAGATTTATCCTCAAGACGAAATACAAGCTTCCGTATTTAATAATCAAGATATTTATTTATGAATTTACCAGATGGCAGTGAAAATCCTGAGTTTTGTATTCCCATCGAAATGGTGGAGAAGATTTATGAACTATCGGGAGGTGTAGACAAATATAAAGGGGTCATAATGGCTGTTTCCTCAGAGAATGGCAAACCTTTGGTTTATTGCAAATTTGATTGCAGTATGACAGAATTTGCGTTAACAAAAGCTTTAGAGGATCATTTGGAGCGTCCGCCTAAAGAAGTAAGTGAAGAAGAACTTTAAAAGATGATATACAATTTTGAACTAGAAAAGCAGTTGCTAGCGGGTTTACTCAAGGAGCCTGAGCGTTTGGCTGAGATATCCAACTTTATAAGCAACTCAGATTTCTATTCTAAGCAAAGCTCTCTTCATTCTGCTATTTTCCGCATTATCCGACAAGCTATTGATGCTGGAGATGAGATAGACGAAGTCATTATAGCTCAAAGGGTTAACGATATTGGTTTATCATTTGAAGACAATTTGAATCCTTCAGATTATATTAAGTCTCTGTCTCTGAGGAAAGTCCCAGAAGGCAATATCTTAAAAACAGCCAAGGAGCTAAAGAAGTATACTATACGTAGGGAAATTTTTGAGTCTTCTCAGGAGATAGCCAAGAAGATGAAGAACATCGCTCCAGAATCCTCTTACAGGGAGATTATAGAGCTAGCTGACAATGTATACAATTCTCGCATAAACCTCTATGAGATAGGCAACGACACGCCAGAAAACATCTATGAGGAGATGGAGGCTCTAGTGGAGGAGAGGGGAAACAATCCAGTCACTGAATTTGGCATGATGGGACCACATGAGAAGATTAATGACATCTATGGTTCATTATTGCGAGCGGGGAACATCACTGTGATTGTGGCTCGATCTGGAGTAGGTAAGACTCAATTCTGCATGGATTATTCTACCAAAGTTAGCCTGAAGTATGATGTCCCAGTTTTACACTTCGATAACGGTGAGATGAGCAAAGAAGAATTGATCATGCGTCAATGCGCGGCTTTATCGGGAGTGTCTATGCACTTATTGGAAAGTGGCAAATGGCGGAATGCAGGTCAGGAGGTAGTCGAAAAGGTCAGATCTGTTTGGCCCAAAATTAGTAAATTAAAATTCTATTACTATAATGTCGGTGGGATGGATGTTGATTCAATGGTTAATACTCTAAAAAGGTTTTACTATGCGAAGGTAGGGAGAGGGAATCAAATGGTCTTTTCTTTTGATTACATTAAGACAACCTCTGAAAGCGGTGGCAATAAATCTGAGTGGCAAGTCGTTGGAGAGATGGTCGATAAGTTTAAAAAGTGTGTTCAAAAAGAGATCTTACACGAAGGTAATCCAGTGATCCCCATGATCACTTCTGTGCAGTCAAATAGGTATGGCATCACTAATAACAGAAACTCTCAAAATGTAGTGGATGATGAATCCATTGTTTCTCTATCCGATAGGATCACTCAGTTTTGTTCTCATATGTTTATCTTAAGGAGTAAGACTGGAGACGAAGTAGAGAGTGAAGGGGAACGTTTTGGTAGTCATAAGCTCATCAATGTAAAAGCTAGGCATCTAGGAAAGGATATAGCTGGCGCTATAGAACCAGTAAGTATTGGCGATACTTTGAGAAAGAATGCTATTAATTTGAATTTTAATAATTTTAATATTACAGAGAGGGGTGATTTAAGAGACATCGCTAGAGTATTGAACGGAGAAGAGGAGTTAGATACAAATGAACATAGAGAAGAAATCCCAGACCTCGATCAATTCTGAAGACTTTCAAGGGATTCTAGAGTCTATAGGTTATACTCTTATCGACTGTGGGGATCATTGGAGAGCGCAAGCTCTATACAGAGACGGGGATAATAAAACTGCATTAAAAATTTATAAGAATACTGGAGTATGGATGGATTTTGTAGAGAATAGAGGGAGTAAACCTTTCGAAGCTCTTGTCAGCTTGACCACAAAAGACAAAAAAGAAACAGAGTCTATCTTGGCAAATTCATATACAGATACTGTATCTATTTACCAACCTAATGAAAAAATCCAAATGGAAAGAATATATCCAGAATCGTCCTTAGATAAGTTATTCCCTAACTATAATTTCTATGATAAAAAGGGCATTTCAGAAAAAACCCAAAGAGCTTTCCAAGTCGGCCTAGCTGGAGTTGGTAAGATGTATAGAAGGATGGTCTTTCCTGTATATAATGAACATAGCCAAATAATTGGATTCTCAGGGAGGAAGGTAGATGAAAATAATACTTATCCTAAATGGAAACATATAGGCAAGAGGAATAATTGGGTTTATCCAGCTTTTAATATCGGGACAGAGGTAGGCGAAGAAATAGAATTTAAAAAGCAAGTAATTTTAGTAGAAAGTATAGGCGATGCATTGGCACTTTATGAACAGGGTATTAAAAACGTTTTGGTCCTTTTTGGGTTATCTGTTAATAGCAATATTATCAATTATCTTAGCGGCAGGTCTGTTGTCGATATATGTATTTCTACAAACAACGATTCTGCTAGTCGGGAAAATAGAGGGCTTATCGCGGCGGTAAAAAGCTATATTAAATTATCCAGCTATTTCGACTTGGGTAGTTTAAGTGTAAAATTTCCACCTAAGTCTTATAATGATTTCGGTGATGCACATGTAGATAATTGTGACATTAAGAAATATTGGCTGGAAAAGCCAGTGGATCAAGATGCTCAATTAAAATACATTTGTAATTTTGTCAAAAAAAGCCCATCGAGTTTTACAAAAAAAGAATTTAAAACAGCCTCACTACTAAGTAATGACTGAACCTCAATCGCCGTTATCAGCGAGTAGAATTAAAACCGCTCAATCTTGTTCTTGGCTTTATTGGTCTAAGTATAAGTTGGGTCTTCCTGAAAAGAGTAATGATGGGGCTAGGAGAGGTTCTATATGTCACTTAGTTTTTGAGGTTTTGGGTGTCCCGAAAAGAAAAGCCTACTTTGAGAAGATTATTAAGACACAAGATGTCTTTTCTGTTCCCTCCATCGAACGATTGATCTTCAAACACGCAGAGAAAGAGGGCGTAGATGATTCGGACAACATACAGATGATGAAAGAGATGATCTTTAATGGTCTCTCATATGATTTTTTTGGGGGAGATCTATCTGAGCCAACTGAAGAGTATTCAGAAAAAGATTTCGATATAATTAAGAATGACGGAGAGATAAGCTATAGGATCAGAGGGTTCATAGACAAGCTCTTCCTTTATAAGGACCAGAAATTTGCTCTAATTAGAGATTTCAAAACCAGCAAAGACGTATTCAAAGGCAAAGACCATACGGATAACTTGCAAGATCTAATGTATAGTTTAGCGGTGAGGGACTTATTCCCAGATTATGCCGAGAGAGTCAGCGAGTTTCTTTTCTTGAAATTCGATCTAGATCTCAAAGCGAAGAAAACAGGCATAGTCCGAATGGAGCCTCTCGACTCAGGCGAGTTGGTCGGGTTTGAATTGCAGCTTACTGAAATTCAGAAATATCTAGACAATTTTACAGAGAAAGATGCGAAACGTAATTTCGCTGCTCGCAAAGGTTTCCCCTCAGACGGTTCTTTTAGTGGGAAGTTGCTTTGTGGTTTCGCGACTAAGAAAGGAGAACTCAAAAAAGACGGGACTCCCAAATGGCATTGTTCTATGAAGTTTGATTTCTTTTATTACAAGGTCTACAGCGCAGAAGGGAAAACTATAAAATGCTATTTTGAAGAAGACTTTTCTGAAAAGCTCGTTCCTGATGGTGGGACATACGAAATCAAATATTATAAAGGTTGCCCAGCACATTCTTCTTGACTTCAAGAAGTTGGGTCCGTATAGTCGGGCATGGTCCCGATATTCAAGTCTACTTTTTCTATAGGGAAGAGTATTTTAACCTTAGACGATACAGAAAAGGACGGTGGTCCTGACAGCATCTTGTCTATATGTGAAGAGCATAAAATTAAAAATCTAATATTAGTCGAAGACTCTATGACGGGTTTTGTGACTGCCCACAATAGATGTAAAGAGCGAGAGATAAATCTAATCTTCGGAATTAGAATCACATGCTGCAACGATGTCAATGAAGACGATAACTCTGATCATAAAATTGTTATTTTTGCAAACAATGATGATGGATGCCGTCTTTTATATCGGATTTATTCTTACGCTCATACTCAACACGAAGGGAAAGTGGATTTCAAGTTCCTCAACTCCATATGGAATGATAGCGTTGATTTAGTTATTCCATTTTATGATTCTTTTATTTACAATAATAATCTCCACTTAAAGAAGTGTGTGCCTGACTTTTCTAAAATCACTCCTGTATTTTGGTTAGAGGAAAATGGGTTACCTTTTGACCATCTTCTAATCGCTAAAGTTCAAAAGTTTGCGTCTAATATCGGAGCTAAATGTAAAGATGTAAAAAGCATTCTTTATAAAAACAGAGAAGATGTAGAAGCGTTGCAGACTTATAAGATCCTATGCAACAGGAACTTTGGCAAAGCTGCTACTCTCAGTAGTCCAAATTTAAATCATTTTGGTAGCCAAGAGTTCAGTTTCGAGTCATACTTAGACAAGAAGGGGGTCACAAATGAATGAATCATTACTAAGGTTTGATAAAAAACAAAAATATTTAGTCTTCGACACAGAGACTGAAGGGCTGAACTTAATCACTTCAAGACCTTGGCAGGTCGCTTGGTTAATAGTGGAAGGGGGAGAAATCTTAGAAAAGCATGACATGTTTTTGGATTGGCCCGATTTAAACGTCTCAGAGGGGGCTGCTAGAATTACAGGTTTCACAATGAAGGAGTATGATAGGAGAAAAGAAAATCCTCGCGGAGTTTGGAAGAAGTTCTCAAAACATCTCTACGATAAAGATACTTTTGTAGTTGGTCAGAATTTATTAGGTTTTGATGTATACATGGTTAATATCTGGCGGAAACTGATGAATTTGGGTAGCGATTACTCCTATATAGACAGAATTATTGATACAAGATCGCTAGCTGTCGCCATAACGAAAGAAATCCCAGTTAACAAAGAGGATTTTATTAGTTGGCAATATAGGCTTCTAAATCATAGAGAGCGTGGATTAAAAACCTCTCAAGCTTACTTGCTCAAGAAATATAATATTGACCACGACACTAAACGATTGCACGATGCGCTTTATGACATCGAGATGAATTTTAAAGTTTTCCGCAAACAACTTTTTGACCTAGAAATATGAGTTTATCAAAACATACAGGATATAAAACACCTTTCCCCGTAGGTGTTAAACTGCCAGAGATTAAAATTGAGAAAAAATATTATGAAGAAGTCTCCTGTAAAGAGTCGGAAGACAATTACCAGTTTTTGAGGAAGCTGTGCTTTAAGCGCCTACAGCAAAAAGGTATTGATAAGCTAGATAATGCTCAAGTCTATTATAGTAGATTGACAGAAGAACTAGCTATTTTCCAAGATTTAGGGTTTGTTGATTACATCCTTCTGAACTGGGACATAATTAATTTTTGTGTTGAGAACGATATTCCTACTGGGGCTGGTCGCGGTAGTGCTGCTGGTTCTTTAGTATTATTTATAATCGGGGTAACTCACATAGACCCGATAGAATATGGTTTGTTCTTTGAGAGATTTGTTTCAAAAAGCAGAGCTAGAAAGATAGAGCATGAAGGAGAGACTTTCCTTGACGGCAGTCTCTT